CAAGAAATACCCCGAAGTAATGTCTTGCGAATGGTAAAGGAAACGCAAAAATGACCGAACAACAAACCCCGCCCGCCGACGTGTTAGCGGCTGCGGCGACCGCCCCGGCCCCTGCCCCCGCAGCGCCCGCAGGGAAGCCCAAACGCGCCCGCGCCAAGGCTGCAACGGCTGCAAAGGGCAAGACAGGGCCAAACCCTGCGGCGACCCTTATTGCCGCAATCAAGTTTATCAGCGTCGCGCAAGCGAAGAACGGAACCGTCAACGAAACGTTTTGCCACATTGCCCACAATTGGGCCGCAGCGTCGAACGGGGTTCTTACTGTCGCGACAAAGATTGAAGAAGACTTGACGGCTTGCCCGCAAACTTCGACGTTCCTTGACGCCCTAAACCGCGTCGAAACCGACTTGCAGATTACGCAAATTTCGCAAGGCTTCTTGTCGGTCGCGTCGGGTGACTTTCGCGGGGTTGTGCCCTGCGCCCCCTTTGAACAAGTTCCGATCACGCCCCCCGACGACCCGGTTGCGGTCATTGACGACCGCTTGAAGCAAGCCTTCGAAGCCGTCTTGAAGGTGCCGAACGACACTTCGCCCCGGCCCGAATACGCGGGGGTTCTGTTGCAGGGCGGAAGCGTCGTCGCGACGAATGGGGCGGTTATCTTCGAATATTGGCACGGCATCGACCTTCCGCCGAACTTGCTTCTTCCGAAAATAGCGTTGCAAGCCGTGTTGAAGGCTGGCAAGAAGCTTGAACGCTTGGGCTTTTCGCCGTCGTCGGTTACGTTTTGGTTCGAAGACGGGTCGTTTATCAAAACCCAAACATTCGCGGCGCAGTTTCCAGCTTACAAAAGCGTCATTGAATGCAATTACGGCGATATGTGGCCCGTTCCTGAAACCTTCTTTAAGGCAGTCGAAGCCGTCGCAAGTTTCAGCGAAAACGGGCATGTTTACTTCAAGAACGGGCAAGTCGTGTCGAACCTTAACGACGACGCGCCTTCGTTCTATCGTATCGAAGGCTTGCCCGAAGGCATCGGGTTCAACGGAAAATATCTTGCCATGATTGAAGGGCGGGCTTCGCGCTTGCTGTTTCAAGAAGACGACGCAACAGGGCGAAACGAAATCCCGCGCTTGTTCTTTGTGGGCGAAAACCTTAGGGGCGTGATCGCCGGGCTTGAAACCAAACCCCCCGCCGTGTATCGTTCCGAAGAAACCTTTCGGTCGCCCGACGACCCGAACTTTCGCGGAAACTACCTTGACCCCGACGACGAAATACCGTTCTAAGGAAAACGAATGTTGAAGCTTGACGAAAACGGAAACGTTCTGCCCAAAGGTCAACGCGCCGAAGGCATGATTAAGCGCGGCGCAATCGAAATGCGCCCGGTTGATTATATGACCGACGAAGAACTTGCGCAAATACCGACGGGCAACGTTTTCGTTTTCGACATTGAATGTTATGTGAATTTCTTTTACATCGCTTTCAAGTGTATCCATACAAACAAAGTTGTTGACTTCGAAATAAGCCCCGATTGCAATATGAACCGCGCAAAGCTTCGTTGGATGCTTTGGCGGTATTGCTTCGTCGGGTTCAATTCCAAGAAATACGACATTTATATGTTGTTACGGGCGTTGAACGAACCGAACATTACGAACGAAGAACTTAAAGAAATGTCGAATGACATTATTCAAAATGACTTGTTCGGGTTCGCGGTCGAAAAGAAATACAAGATTGAAGTTCCGAACGTCAATCATATTGACTTAATCGAAGTCGCCCCTTTGTCGGCGTCGTTGAAGGCATACGGGGCGCGGCTGCATAGCAAGCGACTTCAAGACTTGCCGTTTCCCGAATGGCAAGTTCTGACATATGACGAAGCGCAGTTTGTAAAGAACTATTGCGTCAACGACCTTGACGTTACCGAACTTATGCTTTTGGAACTTCGCGAACAATTGGCGCTTCGCGACGAAATGTCGAAAGAATACAATATCGACTTGCGGTCGAAATCCGACGCCCAAGTTGCGGAAGCGGTCATAGGTAAGGAAATCGCCAAACTATCGGGCGCATACCCGCGCAAGCCCACAATACACGCCGACAGTTTGTTTCGGTATCATGTGCCCGATTATGTCAGGTTCAAAACGCCCGACCTTCAAGCGGCTGTTGCAGCCATTGGCGGGGCATACTTCAAGCTTGGGGCGACAGGGGAACCGCTGTGGCCCGACGGCTTGGGCGTTCAAGAACGCAACAAGTCGGGTAAATTGGTCTGGACAATCAAAATCAAGATCGGCGATACGACGTATAAAATGGGAATGGGCGGGCTGCATTCGCAAGAAAAAAGCGTTTGTCATATCGCGACGCCCGACGTTATCATTTCCGACCATGACGTTGAAAGCTATTATCCCCGGATTATCCTAAATCAAGGGCTTTACCCGTCGCACCTTGGCCCGGCGTTCTTGCAGGTTTACGAACGTATCGTTAACCGCCGGGTTGCAGCGAAGCGCAGCGGCGACAAAGTGACCGCCGACAGTCTGAAAATCACAATCAACGGAAGCTTCGGCAAGTTGGGGTCGAAGTATTCAATTCTTTACGCGCCCGACTTGCTGTTGCAAACGACGATTAGCGGGCAATTGACGCTTCTAATGTTTATTGAAAAGTTCGAAACGAACGGCATTCCGGTTATTTCTGCGAATACCGACGGCATTATTGTTAAATGTCGCAAAGATCAAATCGGGCTTCGCGACGCGCTGATTAAAGAATTTGAAGCCGAAACGAATTTCGTAACCGAAGAAACCCGGTATCTTGCGGTTTATTCCCGCGACATTAACAATTATATCGCAGTCAAGCAAAAGCAAGACAAAGAAACGAAGGCGTGGCTTAACGAACCCGACGGTTGCAAATTCAAGGGCGCTTATTCGAACCATTGGGCCGACCCGAAGTCGGCGATTTTCAGGTTCCACAAGAACCCCGAAACGACGATTTGCATTGAAGCCGCAGCGGCGTATATTACCAAAGGAACGCCAATCGAAGAAACCATTACGAACGACCGCGATATTCGCAAGTTTGTTAAGGTTCGAACCGTCAAAGGCGGGGGTCACAAAGACGGCGTTTATCTTGGCAAAGTCGTTCGTTGGTATTACGCCGAAGGCGACTTGACTGCAATTCATTATGTGGGAAGCGGTAACAAAGTTCCGACAAGCGAAGGCGGGTCGCCGATTATGGATATGCCGCAGCATTTCCCGAACGACGTAAACTTTGATTGGTATATAAAAGAAACAGCCAAAATCCTAACGGAAATCGGCTGTTTCGCGAAGCGTGAAAGCGGGTCGTTGCTTTAAGCAACGGGTATTGGCGCAATTCGGTCAGAAATAAGCGCGTTGTAACTTCCGGCCAATTCGTCAAGAACGTAAACCGTATGCGCGTCGCTTGTAAAAACGGGTATCCTAAAGCTTCCGTCTGACAAAGAAACAGTTTCGTATCGCTGTCGGAAGTTTGAACGTCGAATAGCGCGAACGGTTCTAACGCGCGGAATGTTCGGGCCGGGCGGGCCGGCTTCAAAAACGCTTCCTTCGATAACCCAATTCAACGAAATCGGTTCGTCGCCGCCGTCGCCGACAGAAATAGGGCCGAATGTGTATTCGCCGCTATTCGCAAAGCCCGGCCCTATCCGACCCGACGACAAGTCGGTATCTGTTGCAGTTGCTTGCCAAGAAGCGGGTTCAGGTGCCCCAAGGTTCCAAGCCTTAGCCATAAGGTTAGAACCCGAAGCGCGAAGACGAATAAAGTAAGGGAATGTTAAATGGCCCGGCAATGAAACAACCGCAAGCGTTGACGTAAGGGTTCCCGAAACATATTTACCAATTCGCAATTCGTCGCCGTTATTGCCGCCTGTCCCCGTGTTGTTGTAAACAGCCGCAAGATAGCCCGAAAAGTTTGCGTTTGATGTTCCGCCGCTTCTAACACAAAGAAATGAAGGCAAGCTTGTTCCGGTGCTTTCATGCCGACCAATAAGAAGAACCGCGTCGGCATCGGTTTTCGCTGTTTCCCCTGCCTTTGCCAGAATTTGCCGTGCTGTCGCCGAAATGTTGCAACGAATGCCCGAACCGCCGCGACCTTGCGCGTTAAACACGCTTGCCGTGCCTTGAAGCGAAGGCCAAGGCGTGTTGTTGATCGCCGACCCGTAATCGGTAAATATATTCCAAAGTTCTTGATATTGCGCCATGTTAGCCCCCGAAGATAAAAGTAACGTCGTCGCCGCCGGGCGCAACGTAAGTTGGATCATCAAAAACAAACGAAGTCGCGTCGTATGGAATTTCGACTGCGAAGCGTTGTTTTTCCATGCTTTCAAGCCCCGATCTTACAGAAAAGATTTCGATTTCTGCAAATGGCAATTCATAATCGCCAATCGGCAAAGAATACGAAGTTCCGGTTATACCTGTTATTTCGTCAACAATAGTATCGCCGAACCAAACGCGAATTGTGTAAGTCGTTCCGTCTTCCGGTGTTACGGTTCCTTCGAAATAACCGATAAGTTCGCCCCCGGTTTCAAGAATGCGGTTTCTTTCCGACCATGTTACAAGAACAGCCCCCGAAACAATTTCGGGTCGGTATTCAGAATTTAACAAAACGTTGCCCGGCGGGAAGGGTCTTGCAGCCCTGCCCACAATATTGACGTTCATTGCAACCGCGCTTGCCAATGGGTAAACACCCGAACCGTTAGACGCGGTAAACTTAACGTCAACGCTATCGGAAGCGACATATTCGGTCGGGTCGATTGCTGAAAGCCCATCCCAAAACAGAATGACAGAACCCGCCAAATGCTGTTTCGGAACGGTGTCTAATACACCCCGTTTAACGGTCAAAGTCGCCCCGACAAGCGAAACAATTGACATAAGTTCGGAACCGATTTGCAGCCATTCCCCCGCCTGAATTAGCGAAGCTGCGGTAAGCGCCGAAACGTTAAAGACTGTCGTTGTATAGTCAAGATCGGCTGTTGTTACCGCAGCCGCGCAAAAATCAGAAACGGCGGCTTCTTCATACCCCGACCCGTCGTCGGTAAACATGATCGCGCTTATCGCTGTTCCCGTGCCCGGTGCCGAACATGCTGCGCCGACGACGGGTCGGG